CTACGCGGGGCGTACTTCGTCGCCGTCGTCGAGGAGCATCGAGAGGGTGGAGCCGGTGTCCCAGCTCACGTAGAGCATGGAGAGGTTGGCGTCGAACCGGTGGACGGTGGCTTCGTCGTCGGGCTTGAGTTCGGTGTGCGTGTCGGTGGTGTGTACGAGGGCGACGCGGTCGCCCTGCTTGTAGGTCATGTGCGCTCCAGTCGTGATGTGTTGGGGAAGTTGTGGTGGGTCGACTGCTAGGCGTCGTGGTCGCACGTTTCGGTGGGGCAGGCTCCGCAGTCGAAGCAGTGGTCGCAGGCGCATGCCTCGCAGCCCGGTTTCTGGCACCGGATGTCGTGGCTCCGGCAGTACGGGAATGTGAACGGTGGCTCTTCCATGCCCCCCTTCCGATTCTATTCTATATGCATTCAGGGGGGAGTTCAAGATCGAATAAGGCAATTTCCGCAGGTCAGGCCGCTACATCGCGCATCAGGGCTTCGACCTTCTGGATGGCAGAGAGGAAAACGGCATGCGAGTGCAGCCGATCGCGCCGTTCCAGGGACTCCAGCGCCTCCCGGGCGGCCCTGGCGTACACGTTGCCTTCGTGCAGGGTGTCGCCGCACCCGATGAGTACGTGCGGGCCGAGGTCCCAGAGGATCGCGTTGACGGCGGCGCCCGCGGCTGCGATGGGGTCGATGTCCGTCAGGCACCATCCGAACTGGTGCGGGTCGATGCCGCGTTCGCGCATGACTTGTACGGCGGCGCGATACATGCCGCCGGTGCCGCCCGCGGGCTCGTCGAACTTCATGCCGGGCTCAAGCGGCCTGTCGTCGAGCACCATCCTGGCCATCAGGTAGGCGACGTCCGGTGGCGTGTGTATCTCCGCGAGTGCGTCGTGAGCACCCTTGGAGCGCATGACGGCAAGGAGGGTTCCGATCACGTCGGTGGTGGCGCGGAGATCGGGGTCGTCGCTGGTGGTCAGATGCAGGAGTCCGTTGGTGATCGCGGTCTCGACGACGGCTCGCACGGCGGCGGCTCGCCGAGCATCGGGCTCCTCGTCGTCAACCCACTTGTGGAGGGGCGTGGCCCGGTCTATGAGGTCGGGGCGCATGATCCACATGCGGGCCCAGCACTCACGGAAGGCCGCCAGCAGCTCGGCGTCGTCGAGGCTGAGCCACCAGTCGGCGGCGAGGTACGCGTCCGGGCCTCGCAGGGGCCACAGGGCGAGCGCGGCGACGGTACCGATGGGGATTTCGATGCTGCTCCCCCCATGCGCGTGGTGCCAGGCCGAGCTGACGGCCTCCGCCAGGTCGAAGGCGTGGGCGTGCGGGTTCCTCTGTGACGGGCGGTACTGGCCCAGCGTGCGCTTGACCGCGGCGAGCGCGGGGCGGGGCTGGGTGGCGATCGTGACGGGTTGGGGCGCCGGCGGAAGATCGGTGAGAAATCTGCGCGGCGGTGCTTCGGGGGCGGCTGGGGCGGGCTGTTGTTCGGGCTCACTGGCGTTGGCGAACAGGTCGAGTTGGCTCATGCGGTCTCCTGGATTCGGTTCGATCGAGGCATCCCGTGGCGGCCCGCAGGCCGCCACGGGGGAAGGTCAGCGCACTGTGCGCCGTAGGCGCCGGAGCGTGGCGGCGGCCTCTTCCGTGCGACCCGCCGCCGTGTGCGCGGCGTGCCGCAACAGCTCGGTCAGTTCCTCGGTGGTGACCTGGGCGAGCAGATCGGTGAGGCTGAGGTGCCATTGATCAGCGAGGCGGTAGGGATATCCAAGCGCCAGGGTGAGCACGACGCCGGTGACGAGCCGGTCCGTGCATTCAGCGCAGAGACCGAGCTGACGACCGATCCGGTGGATAGCGTCGGCGTCGGCGAGGAGAGCCGTCTTCGGTATGGCCTCGTGGGCAAGCCTGGCTGTTTCCTGCTCTCGCTGCACGAACGCCTCCCAGTTCAGGCGGGCGTCGGCTTCTCGGCCCTCGGCCTTGAGGGCGGCACTCGCGAGGGTGGCCTCGAATCGGGGGGTCGAGAGGGACCGCAGGACGTACTGATCGGGCGTGAGTCCGATGTAGGCCACGGCGGGGTCGCGGGACTCACCGCTGAAGTGGTGAAGGGTGACCAGTAGCGCGGCCTCGACCGTGGTGGGGCGGAGGCTCAAGCGGCTTACGACGCTCGCGCACAGGTCCTTCAGCATGTCGGGGTTCATGTCAGTCTCCAATGGGGTTACTTGGGCCGTTGGTTGGCAGCGAGGTATGCCTCTGCGGCGGCGTGGCGTGCCGGGTTGGTGACGAGTTCCTCGGCCCAGATCCGGCCGGCGATCTCTGCGGCGGCGTCCTGGTCGGGCGCGGCGATGACATAGGCGAGCTGGCCGGATGTCTCCAGTTCGGCGCACCGTTTGTCGTGGGCCGCGTCACCCTCGGGAGGGGCTTCGACGGCAACGACGTCCATCTGTGCGGGGGTCGGCTCCCGGTAGATGACCCACCACTGCCGTGCGGGTGGACTGGTCATAGCTCTCCTTTGGTGTTCAGGGGCGAGCGTCAGGCCTGGGGGTCTGGCGCGGAGTAGTGGGTGAGGAGTTCCGCGATCTCTCGGCCGATGTGGTCCATGAGCGTGCGGATCTGCTTCCTGTCACCGCGCAGGTAGAGGGCCAGGTCGAGGACTTCGGGGGCGGCGGCGTAGGCGAGCAGCTCCCGGTACTGCTCGACGGTGAGGGGTTCGAGGTCGCCGGGGCGCAGCGCCCAGGAGGCGACGGCTGCGCTGTCGGCGAGGCGCTTGGCGGCGCGGAGCGTGGCGGTGTCGGGCGCGCGGGCGATAAGGATGAGGAACATCGCACCGAAGTGGTGGTCCGGCGTGTTGATGACCGGTACCGAGGGGCGAGCGGGCACGGATGCCTCCGGTTGAGGATGAACGGGGCCCCAGATGCTTCTTTTCTATATGCATTCAGGGGGTATTGCAGCCCCGCGAACAAGCACGGGGGGTCAGCCCTGGCCGATGTCGACCACGAGCGGCGCTCCGCCGACAGGGCGGCCAACCTCGCCGACGACTACCACCGGAGGTGACCGATCTCGCGAGGGGGCAGGCCGCGGGGATTGGCAGGGAGAGGGACGGCGATGTCGCGCTCGTCGGCCATCGGGTGGACGAAGTAGTAGCCGGGCGGGTGAGTGCGCAGATCTGCGAGCCGAGCGAGGAAGCACAGATCGGCGGTGAGCTTGTCCCAGATGGGGTCCGGCCGCTTCAGCAGGTCGAACCGCAGCAGGAGTCGACCGTCGTCGCTATGCAGACTCAACAGGGCATAGCCGGGCTCGTCGCGGGTGGCGACGAGAGTCCTGATGCGCGGCTCGATTGCCACCGCCGTCACGGCCATGCGCCGCAGTACGGCGCGGGCGAGGTTGCGGGTGGCCTCACACACCCGCCGGTCCGCGAGCGGGCAGGGGTCTTGCACTTCACACGCCTCCTTGGCGTAAGGCCGCCCGGCGGCCGGGATGCGGTGGTCACCGGCCGCCGGACGGAGTCGTTGACGGCGTCAGCCGACGCGGATGGGACGGTTCTGCAGGTCCAGGAAGATGCAGGTGGCTGCGGCGGTGGGCATGTAGTCGGCCACGATGCGACCGCCCTCGTCCCAGGTGAGGAGTTGGACCAGGACGTCGAGCAGCGGCTCGGGGAGCATCTGCCGCCAGTTGTCGTAGTCGGTGCCGGGGAACCATTCCTCGCAGGTCCGCTGGAGGGATTCCGCGATGGCCTCGGCCAGCCGGTCCGCCTGGGCGGAGCTGATCTGCTCGGCGCCCAGGCGCTGGCGGATGCCCTCGAGACTGAAGGGGTCTGTCACGGTCTCTCCTGACGGTTGAAGAAGGGGGCCGCTCCCCCTTCTTTCTGATTCTATTCTATATGCATTTGGGAGGGAGGCAAGATTTCCGGCGGATTTTCTTGATCACCGAGGGACTTTATTTCCGCAGGTCAGCAGCTACGTCCGCAGGGGTGAGGTCGCGTATGTGGAGGACGAGCCGCGCTCCCTCGACCACGTGCCCCATGCGCATGTCCGGGCCGACGACGCGCGTGTGGTCGTCGTCGGCCAGGACGCCTTGGTCCACGAGCCCGTCGACGCACGCCTTGAAGCTGGGGTACCAGTTGGCCGGGTCTCTCCTCTGCCGGTCTTCGGGGTGCAGGACGCCGATGATGTGGACCCGTTCCAGGGGCGGCACCGCGCGCGAGGCGGCCCAGGCCGCGCGCCTCAGCACCCTGGTGATCTCCGCGCGCTTGTGGTGGTGGAGCCGCTGGTTGGCGTTCAGGAGTGTCAGCCGGGGCGGCAGCGCGACCCTGAACTGGCGACCGGGCATCCCCTCGAACCAGTCCGGTTCCTCCTCGCCCGGAACGCCGACCGGGGGTACCGCTGTGGGCGGCGCGGACTCTGTTGGGTCGGGGGCGTATCCGCTCCGGCGCGGCACGCCGGCGTTGGTGAAGGCCGACGTGTGCAAGGCGGAGATCAGCATGAGGCGGCTTCTGCGGCCAGTCGCGGCGTCGGCGACCAGGGCGCGCATGTCCCCCGGCTCGTACTGCTCGATCCGGATACGGATGCTGTCCCGCGGGTCGCAGGCAACGAAGATCCGTCCGGGCTTGATATGGGTCACCTGCGGCCCCGGTCGACGAGATCCGACAGGGCCTTCGCCGCCACCGCCGCCGGCCACGCGACGATGACCACCGCGAGGTACAAGGAGACGGCGCCCGGCCGCAGTTGGCAGAGCAGTCGCAGGATCGGGTCGTGAGCCAGCAGCCTCCGGAAGGCGTTCGCCAGGATCACCACTCCCGCTGCCCATACAAGGAGGACAAGCAGTCCGAGCACGCTGGTCACGCCTCCACCTTTCTGGTGTCGACGTTGACCCAGACCGTACGAAGGACGCGGGCTTGGGCCAGGCGCAGGGCGAGGGAAGCGGCACGACCGTTGCGGTGCGCCGCGAAGCCCGCGCAGATGGCCGGGGCATCGGTGCCGAGTGTGGCGTGGCAGACGATGTGCCCCTCCTTGGCGATGGCGTTGGCGACCATCTCCGCCACGCGCCCCTCTTCCAGGCGCATCAGGTTGCCCGGCCGGAAGATGCACGTCCCGCATCGCCCCGCGCAGATCCGAACGCTCCATGTCGCCGGGTCGGCAACATCGTGGCGCAGTCCGTCGGGCGAGTAGGTGGCAGAGCTGGTCATCGATCGGCCCCCGGAGTGGCGGCGCGTACTGCCTCACCGGTCGCTGCGAGCAGCATCTCCAGACAGTGGGAGAACAGTTCGGGGTCTGGCGCGGTGAAAGCGGCCCCGTACAGGGCGAGCGTGGTCGCGGTGTCCCCGTTGGCGAACGCGATGATGAAGCGGGCTGCGAAGAGGTGCGGCTGCGGGAGGATGTCCTCGGGACGGCTGCCGTCTGTAGTCAGAAGGATCCAGGACGCCGTGTCGGGATCGAGTCCCTGCATCTTCGCCAAGGCTACCTTCGCCATGACTGCGAGTCCCGTCGCGACGCCGTACAGCAGCGAGGGCGTCCCGTTCCGCGCGAGGTCCGCCAGGACTCCCCGGGCCTGGTCGTGGCGTCCCTCCGTCCAGTGGGAGACCGCCTCGGCAAGACGCTCGGCAACCATGGGGGAAGTCTCTGTGGTGTCCCCGTTCGTCGGCATGACCGGCACAGTCCAGGTTCCGGGCTGGCCCTGGACCTCTCTCCACCCGTTCACCGCGTCCAGGGTTCGGGCGTCGGGCCGGATCATGTAGCCGTGCTCGATCAGCCGGTGACCGGCGCTGGCCGGGCGGAAGCTGTCCCAGTCGAAGAAGAGGTGCGCCAAGTAGATGCCGTGGTCCTCGTCCAGAACTCGAATCCGGTAGCCGTCCGGCGTGCCGGTGCATATTGCGGTCAGGTTGTTCACTGCGATTCCTCTCGGTTGGTCAGGGAGCGTCGGGGAGTTCGAGCTGCTGCGCGGCCTGCTCCTCCGCGTCCAGTGGGTTCGGTCCGGGGCGGTAGTGGGGCAGGCACCGGGGGCACTGCTGCTCTACGGCCCGGCGGTGAGCGCGAGATCCGGCGGCCGTGCCGCACGATTTGCGGATGACCGGGGCTGGCAGCTCGGTGGGGTCGGCGTCCGGAAGCTCGTGGATGATCACGCCGTTGAGCCAGATCCGGCCGCCGCAGATGCCGGTGAACAGGCTTTTGGCTGGGACGACTTGCCGGATGCAGGCGGCCCGATAGGGGCAGCCGCCGCAGACGTAGAGGACGGGTTCGCAGATGGCGACGAGTTCGATGCCGTTCTTCCATCTGTCGTCGGCAACGGCGAAGTCCTCGTCGCCGAAGCATGGGGCGTGGTCGGTGACGTGGGTGCCGATCAGGGTTCGTGATCCGGTCACAGGACGGGCTCCAATCGCTGGCCTATCCACCGGGCGACGTTGACCGAGACCGCGTTGCCTGCCTGCGCGGTCTGCTCGGCCTGGTTGCCGTAGACGACGTACTTCTTGGGGAACCGCTGCCCTTCGAGCTGTTCACGGGGCTTGAGCATCCGGAAGTAGCAGTCGTTGATGTCCGGGGCGTTTTGCACCAGAGCGGCTGAGTCGCGGGTGGAGAGGGTGTGGACGGGTTCGGCGGCCGTCTTCACCGCGGCCTTGCGGTACGGCACGACGAGGGTGTTCCGCGCGCGGTCAGGCACTGTGCCGGCGTGCGTGACGAGGGCGTGGTGGTTGCCCTGGGCGGTGACGACGCTGAGCGGGTCGCTCGCGGGGCTGGCGGTGGCGTGGTTGCGGTACTCGATGATGAACGGGTCCATCGTCAGCAGGGCTTCGCTCTCGCGGGTGGTGCGAGTACGCATCGGCACGTCGACGGGGACGGCGTCGGTGTTCCACGAGCCGCCGGTCGGTACCAGAAGCGCATCGCCCTGCTTCACCGTCCGGACGGGCATCGGCCGGTCCTCGACGGCGTACGCCCTGTCCCCACCGTCTTTGCCGTGGGTGAGCGAGATCGAGTACGGGCGCCAGGGGAACTTGAGGCGGCCCGCGCGGATGCGGTCCATGGTGGTGTCCGCGAGGGGCTTTTTGCGGTCGCCGATCCGCTTCCCAAGGTCGCTGAAGTCGATGATGTCGCTGGCCGGGCGTACGTACGGCTCGACCATGGCGTGGCGGCAACGGGTGTTGGGGCAGCGGTAGATGTAGTCGCGCCGGTACTTCCCGATGCGCAGGCCATCGGTCTTGGTCCACGACTGGACGGCGTACACGTCCTCACCGCAGTCGACGCAGGGAGCAAGTGGCCTGGGCTCCAGGTCGGGCTTGCGCATGGTCTTGAGGGTGAAGACCACGTACATCCGATCACGCCACTGCGGGGCGCGCAGGTTGACCTCGTCGCCGACGTGGGCGCTGCTGACGCACACGATCTGGTACTGGTATCCGAGCAATTCCATGGCTTGGAGCCAGGTCGCGAACAGGATCCAGTCCAGGCCGAATTCGACGACGTTCTCGACGACGATGGCCTTGAACCGCTTGGCTTCAGCGGCTCGCACCACGCACCATGCGGTTACCCGGGTCGCCTCGAAGGCGTCCTTGGTGAGGGACTCCCAGTCGTCGCGTTCCTCTTCGAGCAGGTCGAGGAGATCGAGTTGGTTGGTCTCTCGAGCCTTGCCGCCCGCGGGGCTGATCTCGGTGCAGATGACGGATGCCCACAGGGCCTCGGCCTTGGGCAGCATGCGCATGGGGAAGCCGTCGCTGAGCGTCATGACGGCGTGCTCGCTGTTGGGATGGTTGGCGGCGTGCGTTTCGATCGCGAGCCGCCAGTGGTTGATGCCGAGCAACAGCTCGTGCCCGGCTTCAACAAGTCCAGTGCTGCTGCCGCCCGCGCCACACAAAAGGTCAATCCACGTGGCCATGTGGGTAGTTGTTCTCCAAGAGGTCCTGCGCGCCCGGCCCTGCGTCGCGGGGCCGGGCGACAGCCGAGATCAGTAAGTGCGGAGCCCGCCGTGTGCCTGCGCACGGCGCAGGAAGGTGATCCAGTGCCCCCACACCGGGTCGCCCACGGGCATTTCGGCGATGGCCACGCCTGGGTGGGCGTCATAGGCGGTGAGGGCGGCGGTGATCTCGGCGACCGTCACGAGGAAGGCGTCGTTGTAGAAGAGCTTGTACCTGGGTATGCCGGTCGGCGCCGCCTCGGAGGCATCCTTGACGGCCTGGTAGGCGGTCCGGAATTCGGCGATGCGGTTCGCCGTGCTCTCGTCGAGCTTGGTGCCGGGCCGGTGGGTCACACCCTCCAGCCCGTATTCGGTCAGCTGGGGGTATGACGGTTTGGGCAGCTCGACGAGCATCCCAAAGTTGTTCATCGCGTCGAGGGCGCGCGGCATCGCGGTGTAGGCGAACCGAAAGTAGTTCTGGTCCCCTTCGGCGGGCTTTCCATCGGAGGTCTGGATGTAGATGTCGTATCCCACGGGGGGTGTTCTCCAAGAGGTCTGCGGCTGCCCGGCCCGGAGTCGGGCCGGGCAGCGCGATCAGCGGTGGGCGGCGTGGCGGCGGTGGACTTCGCCGTGCGTCGTGCGGCGCGGGTCCCGGCTGCGGGCCTCCCAGCGGAGCTCTGCGATGACGATCACGGTGAGGCCGGCACCGACACCGAGGGCGAGTACGAGCAGTGCGTACAGCGCGTGCAGTTCGGTCACCGCGCCACCACCTCGTAGCGAGCCGGGCAGGGCTGAAGGAGCTGCATGCACGCGACGAAGACCCCGTGGGCGTCGTTGGTCACGAGTCCGTTGTCCAACGCGGCCTGGGCTCGGGCTCGTTCGGCCTCGTCCTGCGGGTGGGCGATGACGCAGGCGCAGCGGCGCTTGCCGGTGTCCTCCGCCGGATTCGGCGGGACCGCTTCGGTGTCCGCCATCAGACGATCACCTGTCCGGTGGACGCGAGGTAGAGGATGCCGACCTCGTCGTTCAGCTCCCACACCGTGAGGGGCCAGTCCGTACCGCCTTGCGCGTGGACGCACGTCCAGCCCTTCGCCGCCATGGCGCGCACGACGTTGGCGTACTCCAAGAGAGCCGTGCCGTTGTCGGTGAGAGGGCCGTGGAGCAGCTTGGACACCGGCAGGCGCTGCGCTGTCACGCCCCCCAGCCGGACGGAGATCAGGTCGATGACGCGTGGCGCGAGGCGCCGCTCGGTGACGAAGGCCGTGATGGCCTGGATGAGCGGGACGGTGCTGTTGCCGTGTTCCGCCTGCTCTCCGCTCTCCGTGGAGTCGTAGAGCACCTCGTCGATGTTCGGGTTGTCGTCGTGGCGGCGCTTGACGTGGAAGCCCTCCAGCGCGGCTGGGTCCATGGGCAGGTCCTCGACCGAGGAGATCCACAGGTGCGAGCCGTCGGTGAGCTCGGCGGTGATGGCGAACGCGTTCCCGGACTCGACGTTGGTCACGAGCGGGATGCGGCGCAGCGCGGTGATGACCGGCTCGTACGCGCTCCACAGGTCCAGCCAGAGCGGGTCTTCGGTGTTGTTGTGCACGGGCATCGGGGCCAGCGGCGCCAGGTCGTTGCTCACAGTTCCTTCTCCAAGAGGTCGTGCGCCAGTCAACAGTACAGAGTTGGGATCTATATCAAGGCAAATTGATGCCGCCCGCGCTCACCACGGGCGGGCGATGAACACCAGCCGGGGCGCTGCGCGCTGCCCCTCTCGCACCTGCCGGGCTCGCGCGGTCAGGGCCTCCAGTTCGTCGACGCGCTGACCGGCGACGTCGGCGATGTCCTGCGCCTGGTGGGCGAGTTCGCGGGCCTGCATGAGCGCCCTGTGGTTGTCGCGGTGGTCGAGGTGGATCTCGGCGCCGCCGATGTCGTCGAGGAGTTCGCCGACGATCTCGTCCCGTACCGGCTTCGCGTACCCGAGTCCGCCGAGGTGTCGCTCGCAGTCGACCAGGTCCTTCAAGTCGGCGATCCGGATGAGGATGTCACCGACACCCTCGGGGTCCTGGCGGTAGAGGTCGGCGAGGCTGTGGATCTGCTCGCGGGCGGCAGCGCCGCTGTCGAGCACGATCGCGCCGTTGTGGCAGTGGCGAAGTGTGGGCAGGTAGTCCATGTCGTCCTTCCGGTGAAGAGGGGCCCCTCCCCCTCTTTCTGGTTCTATTCTATATGCATTGCCGGGGATGTCCATATTTCCGGCGAAATTTTCTTTCGGGAGTCTAAGTTTTTCCCTGGCTGCCGCCCCTCCGCGCTCGTACGGCCTCGCGCACAGCTCTGCGCGCCTCTTCGGTCGCCTCCGGATGCTCCTCGACCCGTCGGCGGCGCCTGGCGGCGTCCTCGTGCCATTCATCCCAGAAGCGCCCGTGCTTCCGCTGTTCCTCGTCCTTGGCCTCCTCCTGCTCCCTCCGGCGCCCTGTGCGCGGGTTGGTGCCGCATCCACGGCAGGAGGCAGCGGGGCGCCCCCGGTGCTTCGTGCAGCCCTGAGGAGGCTCCCCGCGCTCCGGGGCGGAGTCGTCTGGCGAAGCGGAAGCGGGCTCCCCTGCGGCGTCAGCCGTGGGGGTAGGGGGGGAAGGAAGGACAGAGGAAGAACCAGGAAAGGAAGGGGTTCCACCGGTGGAACCCAGTGGGTTCCACCCGTGAAACTCACCGGGTTCCACGGGTGGAACCCGGCTGTCCTGACCGTCTGGGTTCCCCCCGTGGAACCCTGCCCCCTCACCTGGGTTCCCTGCGTGGAACCCAGCTTCGACCTGCGGCGATCCGGCCTTCTCTCGGCGAGCAGCCTCGCGGTCCTCGACGTCCTGATAGGTCATCGCAGGCTTGGCCGGGGCCGAACGCGCGACTCCGGAGCGGGCCTTGTTGGCATTCTTCGGAGCAGCCTTGCGGGCCGCCAGGCGCTCCTTGAGCTCCGACGTGGTCGGTGCGAGCGGTACCCCGAGGGGGAAGACTCGGTAGACCGCCGCGCGTCCCGCCTTGCCGGTCTCCACGCGTTCGACAAGTCCTTTGGCTATCAGTTCCGTGACGATGGTGATGGCGCGCTTGTCGGTCACGCCGACCCAGGCCGCGAGACGGGTGAGGCCGGGGCGCGCGAGTCTCGTCTCGTCGTCGGCGCTGTCCGCGATCTTCATGAGGGCGAGTTTCTGGCTCTGGCTGAGCACGTCAGGCGGCAAGTAGGCCGCAGCGATCATCAGTTGGATGGACACGGTTCCCCTTGGGCGGTACAGGCACGGCGGCAGGACGGGGTGCCCCGCCCGGTCGCTCCCGGGCGGGGCTGAGACTCATCGGAGTCGAGTCAGGCCGGCGCGACGTTGATGACCGCGGGCGTCCTCTTGCCGGTCTTCCGCCGGGGGATCGCCAGCCCTGCGTCCTTGAGGTTCTTGACCATGCGGTTGACGTCCGGCGTCATCGGAACCGGGATTCCGGCGACCTCATGCAGGTCGACCATCGCCTCCACGTCGTCCTTCTCCTCGTCGTTGCCTCCGCGCCAGGACAGCTTGTTGGGGCCGTAGATCCCCTCCGGGGATTGATCGAGCTTCTTGCGCGCGAACTTCTTGACCCTGTCGCCCTCGCTGGCGAGTTCGTGTCCCTTCACGTAGTCGATGAGCGCCTGTTCGCGGTCGGCGTCGTTGCGGATGAGCGCGGTCTGCTCGGGCACGCCCGGAGCTGTCCCGGACCAGCACAGGGAGCGGAACGGGCAGTAGTCGCAGATGGCGTCCAGACCAGGGCCGTTGAAGTCGCGGGGCATCTCTTCGGGGTTGCCGGTCTCGCGCACACGTTCCACCCACCACTGGGCCTCCGCCGCGCGCTGCGGGTCGAAGTCGATCTCCTGGACGTGCTCCGCGCCGGAGTCCCGGTTGATGAACCGGAAGCGAATACGACCGATGTTCAGTGGCCCCAGGCGGGACAGGTACCGCTGGCCGGGAACGTCCTCGAACCCGACCTCGAACAGCGCGCCCGCGTACAGCTGGACCTGCCGCAGCTCGGCGGCCGTGGCACCGTAGCGAAGAACGCGGTCCCACAGGTATGTGGACTTGGTCTTCACGTCCTCCACAGTGAGGACGTCGGCGGGTATCGCTGGCCGATGACGAGCAGGCAGACGAGCAGCGGTCGCCGCGTCGAGCTGCACGACGTCGACATGTCCTCGGATCAGGTTGTCCTGGACACTGCGTTCCACCAGCCATCCGTACTCCGTGCGCGCAGACTCAAGCAGCCCATGGTGAATGAACGTTCCGAGGATCGCCGCTCGCTTGTCGGGATGATCTGTCGGTGTGATGCCGTGCAGGATGTAGGCGGCGCGTCGGCCGCACACGGTGTCGGACGCGCCGAGCTGTGTCTGACGCGAGCGAGGACGGCGTGCGTCCACGTCGTGTGCGGCATCCCAGATGGAAGGTGCGATGCCGTCAACTGTGGCTACGGACATGGGGAGTTCTCCAAGAGGTCAGCGTGGGCGGTCACTGCTCGGCATCCGCGTCCTGCTCGGCGGCCTTGCGCTGTGCGGCGGCACGGAGCTTGTCGGCGTCGGACAGTGGTCCCTCCCCCATCTCCCGCCGGGGGCTGTCGAGTTCGGCGGCGCGCTGCTCGGCGGCGGCCCGGACGGTGAGGATCTCGTCGTGGCTCAGGCGGTTCACCGGATCCGGGACGGCCCGCCACAGCGCCTCCAGGAGCTTCTTGTCCGCCAGGCCGGCGATGCGGGCGAGCCAGGGCTGTACGAGATCGCCGACGAGCGCGGGCATGATGCGCGGCTGGGACTCAACGGAGCAGCCCAGCTTGTTGAAGACCAGGTCCTCGATGCTGAAGTCCCGCAGCGGCAGCGGCTTGTTCCGCTCGACGCGCATCCGCAGCGATCGGACCTTGATGACCTGCGGGTCGGCGTTGCGCATCATGCGCACCCAGCACGACGAGTCGAAGCCAAGGTCCTTCTGGGCCGAGACCTTCCACTCGCTCTTGTTCTGGATCGGCTGGCCGTTGTCGTCCGTGGCGCTGACCTGCTTGCCTCGGGCCAACACGATGGCGATGCCGGGCAACGTGCGCAGCAGGTAGATGATCCTGTTCCACCGCTCCGTGGCGTCGTTCCACAGGTTCCGGCCGATGTCGAACGCGGCGTCCGGGTCCTCCTGGAGCAGCGCACGGTTCTTGCGCGTCCGGCGACCGCGTTCGTAGGTCCAGTTGGTGAGCATCCGCCACAGCGCGGATCCCGAGTCGATGGTCAGGACGACCGGGGCCTCTCCGGCTGCCGCCGCGCGCCTGGCCTCGGCGTGCACGGCCTCGACCTGTTCGAGGATGTCTCGGTAGGTGCCGTCGTGCTCGATGATCAGATAGTTGGCGCCGTCGATGGCCGCGTACTCGTCGGCGGATCCCTCGTCGAGGTCGATCCAGTACATCTGGCCGATGCGGTCGCTGCTGGAGAACTGTGCTGCCGAGTAGGTCTTGCCCGCGCCCTCCTCGCCCTCGATGAGGAGGAGAGGCCAGGGGACGATCCCCGTCGGCTTGCGTGTTTTCAGCTGGACTGCGGGCGGCTTTGCGGTGCCCGCCGGTGCGTTCACGATCTGGCTCCAAGAGGTCGTGGTCAGTCCGTGCGCAGGGCCCGGACTTCGAAGAGGGCTGCCCACTCCGGGTGTTCGGCCAGCAGGAGCCGTACGTACCGGGAGCGGTAGTCGTTGTTCAGCGCGAACTCGTCGCCTCGGGTCGCCGCGCCGTACTGGTAGCGCAGGAGCTCGAAGAGCATCCCGATACCGATGCGGCCGAACCCCTTCTCCGCACAGTCGGCGGTCATCCGGACCAGCGCCCTGAGAACCCAGGGGTTGAGCGCGTGGAACGCCTCGAATCGCTGCTGGATGGTCAGGCTGCCGACATCGGCGGGGTGGCGAACGGGCTGGATGGTGCCGAACAACGGCGGCTGTTCGATCAGCAAGGCTCCCCCCTCAGAGATAGACCTAACACATTGGAGTGTTGGAATCTATCTCTGGGTGGAGGGATTGTCGATCGACAACATCACCGAGGCCCCCTCGGTGGCCCCCTGGGTCGACACATGATCCCCCCTGAATGAATGAAGCGCACCCCCTCAGGTGCGCTTCTATTCTATATGCAATCAGGGGTTGAATCAAGAATTGCAAGCCTCTGACCTGCGATTATTCAGCGGCCTTTCTGGCAGCCTTGCCGCGCGGCACGATCCTGGATCCGGGCCCGTCGTAGGTGCCTTCACGCAGGGCAGCCAAGACCTTGTCGTCGATCGCCCAGTCCACCGCGCGCGCGCCCGCCTGTAGTGCGGGTGCATCTGCAACGACCGGCTCCAAGAGCCAGATCGGCGATCCGGACAGGGTGTAGTCGGCGGGCCGGAAGCGGCCTGTGCTGATTGCCCTGCGCAGGAGTTCGCCGGACGGCAGTCGGAACAGGGCCACCAACTCGGCCTGACCCACCAGCGGGGGAAGTTGCTCAACCTCTCTCACCCAGTAGCCCGGGTCCTGCCCCTTGGTCAGCCGCTCAAGCTCCGTCCAATTGAGGTGCTTCGGGCGCGGGGTCGTCTCTCCGAAGCCCTTCACGAACTGGAGGAGCCAGTACGGCGACCCGCTGATGATCTTGGCGTGGCGGTAGTCGAGGGTGTGATCCCGGCTGATCCACTGGCTGACCTGGAGCGGCCTCACGTCGTACAGCGCGGCGAACTCGACCCTGCCGGCCAGGTACGGCTTCCTTCCCGCCGGCGCCTTGTCCTCTGCCACTCCATCGCCTCCAGCTCACGTCACATCTGCATATAGATTGTAACCAACGTGGAAGCAGAGTCCGCCCCCGCCAAAGAGACGATAGGGTGGAGTCTCCAAGAGGTCGAAGACCCCCGTCGCAAGACGGGGGTCTTCTTCCATGCTGGGCTCTCGGACTGCTCGACGTCACCCATCGTGGGTCAGGTACGCGGCAGGGTCAGCGTCGTGTTCTCGTACTTCGGCGGACGGGCGTAGCCGAGCAGCCAGCCGAACCGCGGCGACAGATGCACCTCGGCGAACCGGAAGACGCCGTAGTAGGAGAAGATGGCGACCGGGGTCAGGACTCCCGTGACGGCCGTGGCGTCGAGATCGAGTCCGTGGCGGAGAACCACCGCGACGAGCCAGCCGACCGCGGCCGGAACTCCCGTGCGCAGCAGCGAAGCGTAGAGGTTCATGGGGATGTGCTCCTTGGGCTGGTCAGAGGGATCAGGCGAAGAGTCGGCGCCAGGTCTCGGGGCCGGGGTAGCCGTCGGCGTCGGAGCCGGTCCACTTCTGGGCGTGCTGGAAGTCGACGACGTTGAGGCGGTCCGCCTCGCCCCAGTCGCGGGACGGGCCGACGCGGTAGTGCTTGCCGTAGCCCTTGCGCACGAGCTGCTGGCCCAGCAGGAGAATCGACACGTTCGACTTGCCGGGCCCGAAGGCGCTTCGGCCGGGGAACACCGGCGGACCCGGCTTGGGCGTCGTCGACGTCGTGGTCGGCCACTTCGGCATCGGGCCCGGGTCCGTGTGCGTGTTCTCGGGCGTCTGGCCGTGGCCGTAGTGCCCGCCCTCCGTCTCCCAGACATGCTCGCTGCGGTTCGCCTTCCAGGTCGGGGCGCCCATCGGCCAGACGTCCGGCACCCCCCAACTCCGAGCCCAGGCCAGGATCTTGTCGAGTCCCGTGGCCGGAGTGTCCCGGACGGTCGCGTATGCCTTCCCCTTCACGCGGCAGTACGGGAAGAACAGCGTCTCGACTTGGAGGCACACCTTCCCGGTGCGGTTGGTACGGGTGCCGCCGGCGGTGTCGACGACCGACTTGGACCGGCTGTTCGCCGGATAGAACTGGGCGGTCCTGCCCGTGAAGGGATCCCAGAGCAGATGCGGCGCGACTCCCTTGCCGCTGCCGGTGAAGTACTGCACGAGCTTGTCGAACGACACGAGATCGGCGGGCTTGGCCAGCGTGGCGTTCTTGTCCCACGTGATGTGCCAGATGACGCGTGGGTCGTACTGCGTATCGGTGGGTGCGGTGTCGCTGAGCGGATGCCGCTCAGCTCCAGGCAGCCAGAGATCAGGCATGGCGCGTTCCTTGTTCTCCCCCGCGCCTGCTGTTCTGAGCCTACAGTCCGAGCTTGCCGGTCACGATCGCGACGATCACGCCCACCACGATCGGGGCCACGAGGGCGGTAAGAGCCAACCGCCGTACACCGCGGGCCTCTTGGCGCTCCGTCTCGCGCTCGCGCCGCATCTGGGCGATGTCGTCCTCGACGGCTTTGAGCCGTACCTCGTCAGTCCGCCGGTCGGCGTCGTACTGGATCTTCGTCACCATCTCGGCGAGCCGCGCGCTAAAGGCAGCGAAGTCGGCGCGCAGGTCGTCGCGCATCTGCTGCATGGCCCGCAGCAGTTCCCACGGCGTGGGGTCCTGTCCCGGCGGCGCGGTCACGGCGCTCCCTTCGGCAGCCCCGCGCCGCTGAAGATCAGTCTATGCGGGACGAGTAACTGCCTGTGGACGGCGAAGGCGCGAGACACCAGCGGAAGCCGAGCCGTTACCCAAGACTCACCGCCCTCTTTCACGGCGCTCATGCTCACCGGGTTGATCGCGCACCGCGACTACCTCTTGTCCAGGTGCAGGACAGGCCAATGACCCGTAAAGCAGGCTGCCGACGCAGCGTGGGCATGAGCATGCTGATCCAACTGGCTGTCAAAAACCAGGTCGGAGGGGAATCTGATGCTCCGTATCCATTTCACCGACGCGGACCTGGCGCGTACACGCATGGCGGCCGAGCCGGATCCCCTGTGGGAGATCGGGTTGAGCCTGTGCAGGTTCCAGACCCGGCAGGGGCGGTGGGCGTACGCCGGGTGGTACCGGGACACCAGGCAGCGGCTGGCCGAGACCGGGCTGGACCGCATGGTGCGCACCACGCTCATACCGCTGTTCCCCAGAGCCACGTACTACCCAGACTTCCTCAATCCCGCCGAGGCGGCGGACGGCCTCGACGCGGGACTCGCGGCCATCGTGACGACTCCGCCGGACCGGATCCGGCGTGAAGTGAGGCACTTCGCCGACGTCACGACCGCGCCCTCCTGGGCGGAGCGCCTGGTGGAACGGGACGTACGCGAAGACATAGCCGACTGCCTACGGCGGTACTACGACACGGCCATCGCGCCCTACCGCGAACACGCCCAGGCCCGGATCGACGCGGAGCGGTCGATCCGGGCCCGAGCACTTCTGCACGGCGGCGCAGAGGCACTTCTGCGCGGCCTCGGACCCACCATGCGATGGCGGGCCCCCGTACTGCATGTCGAATATCCCGCCGATGACTGCGATCTCCACCTCGGCGGACGCGGGCTGCTGCTCGTGCCGTCGTACTTCTGCTGGGGATGGCCGATCGCGCTGGCGGACCCCCTGCTGCCGCCAGTACTCGTCTACCCCCTCCTCCACGAGGAGCCCGCCCCCAGGGACACGAACACCGCACCCCTCACCGTACTGCTGGGCCGGACCCGGGCCCTCGTGCTGCGGGCCACGGCAGCTGGAGCCACCACCGGGGAACTCGCACGCGCGGCCGGCGTCTCGGCGCCGGCCGCCAGCAAGCACACGACCGCCCTGCGCGACGCGGGCCTCATCAGCAGCCACCGGCACGGTCCATCGGTCCTGCACACCCTCACACCTCTCGGTGCATCCCTACTGCGCGCTGCCCCAAGATGAATGCGTCCAGGAGAGGTCGCGGCGACTGATGAGCTCGATCGGCTACCCCGATGCGGCTAAGTCAGCGGCGCTTCAACGGGCGGACGATGCAGGGCTGACGTTGTCATGTGCGGCACGGTTCGTGGCGGCCTGTCAGGTCGGTGACACCCCTGGCCATGACCACCCGGCGCAACCGCGTCACGAGAGCCCTTCCCACGGCGGGAGCGAAGGGCATCAAGGCCAGCCTCCGTCGCAATGCCAGCGCCCCTCACGCCCCCACACACGCCGGCCTCGGAGGAACACGAACCGGGGACCACTAGGCCACGCCAAAGCCCTCTTCGGAGAACGGGCCGACACGGCAGCCTCCGCGCCGGAACAGCCGAGTAACATGAATGTGGAGTATGTGATTCCGCACGCGTGAACTCGGCCTTTTCCTTCTGGGTAAACAGCATGGACAGCCTGACCCACCGGCGGCAAGGTGAATTCAGACAGCTCCCCATGGCGGGTGCCGCGGAGGCTTTTCCCGTGCATTCTGCGCAGTTCCTCTGTCGATGCCTGTCCCGGACGCAAGGTCGCGCGAGAAGCGAAACCCTGTGAAGCGCGCCGTTTCCGGGATCCCACCCAAAGGAGTTCAGATCATGGTCTACAGCCGTAGCCTCCGTCCCGCCCTCACCACACTGACCGTACTCGCCGGGTCCCTGGTCGGTGTAGCCGCGACGCCAGTTGCGGCCAATGCCGCCATAACCCCTGCCTCCTCCGGCGGCGGGTGCGCCCAGGGAGGGACCGAAGGCGTCGTGGTGTCGTCCTGCATCAGCGCGTCCGGCGCGAACCTGGAACCCGACACCTACATCACCAAAGACCCGGGCTGCACCGCAGCAGAACTGCACTTGATCGACTACACGGCAAGTACATTGACCATCCATCCCATTAGCTGCGCCACAGGACACCAAGGGCCGTTCCCCATCAAAGGAACCAACGGCCACGTCTATCGCAACATCACCGTAATCTACCTGTCTGACGGCGATGCATCGTCGATCCCGAGCCCAGCCTTGACTTTCTTCAACTAGGGGCTTTCCGTAATTCCTGAGGGCGCACGATGCCAGCTCCGACACATCGCCGCATTGTCGGCGCGTGCGAACACGCCAGGACAGCTTGGGGTTTCCCCAAACTCCCGGCGGTATTTGGATGCCCTCCACCCGTGAGGAACCGCAGCTGCACCGCACACTGATCCACGGGGGATAACAGGACAGTTCCTAGCGGAACTTCGTGCGTCGGCGTGTAATCACGCGGCTCCACCACCCTCCGCTCGAATCGCCGCGTTCGGGCGGTCAGGTCAGGGTCCCTTGCATGATCGGGGTCTGTCCGAATTTATCCGGTGAGTCCGAGGGTAGCCAGGGGCCTTCGCCAGCCGCGGGCGGGGGGTGAGGAAGGCGCCAATCTGCCGAACCGGGACATCCCCTCCAAGGACGGGCCGGCACTATCGATCACGCCGGAACGCCGGATTCCGTCCGTTGACCTGGTCTTTTAAGTACAGCCGAAAAAGTATGGCGGTGCGGCTATCGTAGCGGCAGGCTTCTTGCTGTGCCGGTGGCCGGCAGAGTCCCATGACCGGCCGAGGTAATAAGCGAGAAGCTAAGGTGGGGAAATCATGCGGAAGAGAATTCGCCAAATCGTCGTATTCGCGACCCCGGTCCTGCTCGCGGGCTCGGCCCTCATCGGTCTGTCCGGAACGGCCAACGCGGCCATCATCTCCGACTGTTCGACCACTGGAAGTGTTTGCTACGTCTATGAAGGCATGGGCGTCGGTTACTGCGAGGGCAAGATCTACCAGTCGGACGCCAACTTGGACGTTGACCCGGCCGGCAATTTTGCCTACGCGTCCTACATTAACGGCAACAGCGGCTACACCTGCGACTTCTGGACCGAGCGGAACGTCAACAACACGGGGTGGTATCGCGCCACCAGCATCGTCCCCCTCGCATCCGGTGTGGTCAGCAACAACGGCAATGTATGGAACGGCAGCGGTTACCAGGCGGAGGTCTGTTTCCAGTTCAATTGGGGATCCTCGCTCGGGGCCGTTCATTGCAGTCCGCCCGTCTCGATCCAATGAACGCGCCGACGGCCCCGGCTCGCTCGGAGACCGTCTGCGCTGTCCTCGTCACCAGACATGTATCTGATCGAATTTGGGGTTCAGTCACGGCAGCTGTAGTTCTGGTCATGGCTGGTCTGAAGAGTGTGTCGGCGCTGGTGGCAGGCTCGTGCGATGGCTTGATGGTGGCGGCGCCAGGCCATCCAGTGTCTTATCGTTGAAGTCGGCCTGTCCACGACCGCTGCCGAACCGCACCTGGCGGTTCCTGGCGTGAGGTTGGAATGGATTGCTGATCAAGTTACGTGATGGCCTGGCCGACGTAGTCATCGGCGGACCCGCAGTCCTCCACCAAGAGATAGGCGACGTTGCTGCTGCTCGCGGCGAGCGTCCACGTCTGTGCGACTCCACCCTGAACTCCGGTCCAGCACAGTGCCGTTGTGACGTCGCTGCCGGTGGTGTTGGTCAGGATGGTCTGGACGGAAACGGCTGCGTTCGCTGTGGAGGCTTGCAGGTTGTTGACCCGTATCTGGTCCTTGTAGATCGTGCCGGACACGGCGTTCTTGCGGATTCGGTAGAGCGCGTAACTGTCGCTGGCCGCGTTGTGCAGTGCCCAGAGGGAGACACGGTAGGCGCGGCCGGTCTTGAACGTGATGCTGCCGGTGGTGATGAGGGCTGTCTCCGTGCTGGAGAACGTGACGTTCGCGGCGAGAGTCTTCTGTGCGACGAATCCGCGTCCCTGGTATTTGCCGTAGACGCTGAGGTCTCGGTCGATCGCGAGTCCGTTGGTTGTGAGCTTGGCGGTGGCCTGGGCGGATGCAGACGGAGCATCACGGACGTGCAGCTCGATGGATGATCCGGCGGCCGATGTATCAGCGCCGTACCCGTTGATGTAGGCAACTCCGTTGCCGCTCAGCTCGTTTGCGTAGAGGTTGAAGACTCCTCCCGAGTAGCCCGGCACGTGGCTTTGGAGGAAAACCCCTGTTTCCTGGCTCGAACCAGTCACCTTGGGGGCACTGAGCGAGACGCTCGGGACTTCGTAGGTACCGGAGGAGTCCGAGGCGTACCCGATCGCGGTGTTGAGTTCTGCCGGTGCTGACTCATCGGCGCTGCCGGAGTAGAACTCAATCGATCCGGTCTCCGGATTGGTGTTTCCGGGGCTGATGACAACTCGCTGTCCGCTCGCGGCAGTTTGGAGGGTGCTGCCGGTGAGGACGGCCCCGTTGATCGTCTTGCCGTTGATGGCGTCGGCGTCCAACTTGTCCGCCGTGATCGCCCCGGCCTTGATGTGGGTCGCCTCAACTGCGCCCGCCGAGATCTTCGTTGCCGTCACGGCGTTGGCCGCGATCTTGTCCGCCGTGACGGACAACGCGTTCAGCTTGTCCGTGGTGATGGACAGTCCAGCAATCTTCTCGGCCGTGATGGCCAGGGCCGCGATCTTCTCGGCGGTCACCGCTCCGGCGAGGATCTTGGGCGCGGTGATGGCGCCGTCGGCGATCTGCACGCCCGGTACCACTGGCCGGACGACTGCGTTGTCCCACAGCACGGATCCGGCGGTCGACTGGTACGTCTCCACCCAGACCGTGGCCGCAGTGGTGTTGGCCGGCGCCGTGACCGTGGCGGCAAGCCGCTGCCACGTGCCGCGAGCCGGGACGTCCACCTGAGCGACACCGAAGCCGACGGTCGCGCCGGTGCCGTCCTGCCACCGGGCGTAGAACTTGAGCGCGCCTCCCGCCCAGTCGGCGGAGGCGTTGGCGTCGATGGCGAGGTAGAGCTGTTCTCCGCTCAGGATCGGCATCGACGTGAGGTTCAGGGACCGTGTCGTGGCGGCCGTCGCCGTGGCGTCGACGCGCAGGGCCTTCGATGAGCCGTTGCCGCCGGAGACGACGGACCATACGGTCGTGGCGATCGCCGCGGTGTAGGCGCCCTCGAACGAAGGGTCGCTGAGCACGTTCGTACCGCCCGCGACGACCAGCTTGTCCGTGGCGATCGATGCGGCGGCGATCTCGTTCGCCGTGACCGAGTTCGCCGCGATCTCCCGGCCCGTGATGGCATCGGCCGCGACCTTGCCCGCGATCACCGAGTCGGCCGCCAGCGCGTCGGCGGTCACCGCGCCGCTCGCGACCTTGCCCAGCGTCACGGAGTTGGCGGCGAGCTTCTCGGCGAGCACCGCGCCGTCCGCGAGCGCGGTGGAGTTGACGGCCCCGAGGGCGAGCGCCGCGTCGGTGACCGCGCCACGGGCGAGCTTGGTTTCGTCGATGATCGCGTTGACGAGGTCGTCGGGGACGGCCTTGCGGGCCTGGCCCTGCACAGCGGTCGAGGGCTGTCCGGCCGTGCCGGAGGTGTTGACCGCGATCAGGCGCACCCACAGCGGGGTGTAGGTGTCGTTGGCGAGGGTGATGCTTCCGCCGGCGGCCGTGTGGAAGGCGGCCACGGGGCTGGTGGTGTCCGGTTCGGCGTCAGCAGTCGTCGACAGGTAGACCTGGACTTCGGCCAGATCGAGCGGAGCGGTCTCGGCGTCCGACCACGTTCCGGGCCAGGTCACGGTGAGCCCGGACAGCGCGGACTCCACGACGGGCGGCGTGGGGGTCGGGGGCGGCGGCCCGTTGTGGGCGACGAAGGCGACGGTGCCGTCGTCCTGGAGGCCCATGCTGCCGCGCAGGGTGCCGTCCTGGTCGTAGACCTCGATCGCGCCGTCCTCGACGGACGAGTACGCCATGCGGGCGGTGCGGGTCGTGCGGGCCAACTGCCGTTCCAGGACGGCGACTCGGGCGGCCAGGCGTGCGATGTCGCTGCTCACGCGGTGCCTCCCCCGTAGGTGAAGCGGTCCGCACGCTGGAGCTGGATGACGGCCTGCTCGGGGGTGTCACCGGAAGCAGGCTGGATCTGCCAGCCGACGATGCGGGACCAGGCGTCGAAGTCGGTCCACTGGTCGTGGACCCGGGCCCGCACGTCGTCGCCGATCTGCCAGGAACCGAAGCGGGCCGCGGGATGGTCGCGAACGGTGATCTCGGTGACCTCGCCGATGACCTGGCGGGAGATGCGCTCCTGGCGGGCGCGTGCGGCCAGCCGGTCGTTCGCCTTCTCCTCCGGTACCTCGAGGAGATGCTCCAGGCGCAGCCGCCCATCCCGTACGGCGTCGACGGCCCGTCGACGGTTGCGGCCCTCGCCGGCGCCCAGCGCGATGACGACCTGGGCCAGGTTGTCGGCGTCGTACTCGACCGGGACCGCCTTGACGACGTTCACGCCGGACTCGAAGTGGATGTCCGTGCGGCGCCGTCCGAGGCGGGGCCAGCCGATGCGGACGCGGCCCTGCGGCGTGCCGTTCTGCCAGGTGGCTTCCTCGGTCCACTCGGGGCCGCCCTCGACGGCGACCATGTCCGAGACGACGTCCCCGAGCGAGGGGGTGTCCCACCAGTCGATCCGGTAGGGGTCCTCCGGAGTCCCGACGGTGACCTTCGAGGTGGTGTCGTCGACCTGGATACCGAGCTGGCCGTCCGGCGTCTCCTGGCAGTACGCCCACACGTCGCGGATGACCTTGCACGGGTCCGCGTACGTGTAGGGGCCGCGCGCGTTCAGCTGACCGTGGAGGTCGTAGCGCCGGTAGGGGTAGGAACCCCAGCCGGAGGCCTCGATGGTGAGCTTCTGGCCCTGGGGGTCGGCTCGCCAGATCAGGCCGCCCCACAGCAGTCGGCCGTCACGCTCGGCATAGATCTTGGTGTTGCCGGGGTCGAGCTGGGAGCGGACGAGGTGGGCCAGGCGGGGTTCGACCGCGCCGGTGAGGCTGCCGGTCGCGGACAGTGCGGGCCCGAACTCGACGCCGGTCAGGGGCAGGTCCCAGGCGAGGACCTTGTTGGTGAGTGCGTCGGTGGTGAGGTAGCGGTACGACGGCGACGCCATCAGGCGCGTTCCTACTTCTCCCCCGCGCCGTGATGTGGGTGGTGCCGGTGTCGGGTCAGACGACGCCTTCGGTGAATTCGATGTCGGCGATCAGGGACGTCGCGGCGTCGACGCCGAGGTTGCCCCACTCGGATTTGGAGGGCTGGGTGCGCACGAAGAGTTCCTGGGTGGTGCCGCGCAAGGCCGTAGCAAGGGTGATGGTGTCGGCGAGGACGACGGTGTTGCGGCGGATGTTGGCGCCCTGGTCGTCGTCGATGGCGGTGGTCTGCCCCGTGTCGGTGCCCAAGGAGGTCTGCATGTTGGCGAACACGTCGGATTCCGAAAGGCGCAGGCCCGCGAGCGTCACCAGCAGTTTGGCGCTCGTCGCCCAGCTCGGGATCGGGACCTTCCAGCGAGCGGCGGCCGGCCAGTTGTACCACTGGCCGTTCTGCGCGACCAGCCGGTTCAGCGTGCTCGGGTAGGCGGTGTAGAGCGTCCGTTCGCGTCGGGGGTTCGCGATCAGCCGCAGGTCCGTGACCATGGCGTTGGTGATGGTGGCCGTGTTCGCCGGGATGTCGAGGCGCGCGAGCGGAATCGCCGTCATCCCGGCCGGGACTGCCTTCGCGGTGGCGGAGACGCCGGACACGACGTGGAAGTAGCCGATCTCGTCGGCCGCCGGATCGCGGTTGCCCTCATACTCCGGGTCCTCAACTCGCAGGCACACGAGGTCGGATCGGGCTGAGGAACCGGTGGGGGCGATCGGCACGATGGCGTCGCCCACGTTGTACTGCGTGTAGGAGCCCTGTCCCCAGGCGGCTCCGGTCACGACGGCCGAGCCGTCGCCGACGCGGACGCCGGCACCGGAGGTGGACCACTCTCTGACCTTCAAGTCGTTGCCTTCGGTCACGCCCTGGTTCCCGGACGCGAGATCGCGCACCATCATCCGGAAGGCGCGTGCGGGGTGGGTGCCGCCGTGCGTCAGCATGGGCGGCTGGATCAGTGCCATCTGAGAGTGCTCTCCTTACAAGGCGGTGTGGGCGTCGCGCCACGACACCGCGAGTCGGGTGGAGTTGGTGTAGTCGGCGCCGGTCCAGCGGACTTCGCTCGTTCCGGGCGGGATCTGGAACAGGTCCAGACGGGACACGGCAGACAGGGCGTACGCGGCGTTGGCGCCGTTGCGCAGCACCCAGCGCGTACCGGGGCGCGTGTTGATCTGGAGGGTGTCGTTCTCGCCGATGGTCAGCGACAGGTCGAGGACGCGACCTGTCTCGGTGATCCATATGCGGGGGTTCACGACCGGGCCCTTGATCTTCAGGGAGGGCCAGGCGGGAAGGTCCCCGGCGTTGGTGACCCAGCCGGGCCGTTCCTCGGGGTTGGCCACGCCGGTCGTGATGGGCGCGGTCACGGGAGCGGTGAAGCCTTCCTCATCGTCGTCGCGCGCGAGAGGAATCGTGGTCTGCTGTTCCAGCTCTCCGTGCCATCGCGGGTCGGTGGCCGCGAACTCCAGGGTCACGGGTATCCAGCCGTAGACGGCCTGGGCCATGGACACGGCCTCGACTCGGCGGACCCTGCCGTAGAGCTGCTTGGCACTCGCGCGTCCGGGCCACAGCAGCCGTAGTGTCTGCAAGGCACCTGCTGTCTTCCGCACGGCCGGGTCGGCGGCGGCCTGGTCGAGCGCGGCGAGCGCGTCGGCAGCGGCTTGCGGGTCACCCTGCGTCCGGATGCCGGCCTCGATCGTCACCGTGCGCGGGCTGTAGTAGTCCACGCCGGGGAATGAGCCGTCCTCGGTGGGCAACTCGACGTCCTGGACGCGGACTTCGGGCGTGCCCAGTCCGGTGATCTCGCTGATCGGGTACGGCGTTCCGGGGCCCATGAGGACGCCTGCGAAGTCGACTTGCCACTCCTGGGTGATCGTGGCCATCAGATACGGCCTCCTCTCTGGGCGTTCCGCAGCCGCCGCATGATCTCCGTGCCGACCTGGTCGGCCGCTTTGGCGTCGGCGCCGCCGTTGACGGTCACGGGCATGGACCCGACGAGCGCGGCAGGTCGCTCTTCCCGGACGACGACGACTTGGACCGGGGCGGGCCGGGCGTCGACGAGTCGTACGAGGCCGCTGTCGCCCGCGGGGGTCAGCTGGTAGCCGAACCGGTTCGCCACGTCCGCCACGACGGCCGTCGCCGATCGCCGCTTGTTCACGCCGAGCGGTACGTACGCCTCTCCTCCGGTGGACGGCTCGGCGAAGCGGATGATCCCGTTGCTGGTGGCGTACAGGCCGGTACGGATGCCACCGTCCTCGTACGCGAGTTGCTTGTTGGCCTTGTCCAGGTCGGACAGGAAGCGCGTGGCCTTCTTCCCCAGCTCGTCCTTTATCCGGGTCCGGCCGAGCGTGGCGATCTCGATGATGCGGTCCTCGTCCAGCTCGGTCTTCTCGGCGACGGCGTGGATGCCGACCTTGCTGGAGGTGATCGCGGAGATGATCGCCACGAGGTCCGGTAGGTCGTCGTCGGGGATGGCCTTCGAGGCGGCCTTGGCCTGGGTGTTGGCCTTCTTGGCCTTGCTCGGGGACTTGGCGGCCTCGGCGGCGATGTCCTCCGCGTCCTTATCTCCCTGCTCGGCGAGCATCGTCGCCAGGTCGCCGTAGCCCAGGGCGGCGAGCTTGGAGAGGTTCTTCTCGAACGCGGCCTGGTCCTTGATGGCCTGCTTGAGCTGGGTGGTGTAGTCGGACAGCGTGGCTCGTGCGACCACGCCCAGCTTCTCCAGGTCCTTGGTCATCTCCGTGACGTACCTGGAGCTGCCGGTGGCCATCTTGTGGGTGAGCTCCACGCCGTCCTCGCCCATGTCCTCCAGGGCGTCAGCGACATCCTGGCCAGCGCGCCGGGCGACGGTGGCGAGGTCCTTGCGCCACCGCTGGGCGCTCTTGACCGCCTTGTCGAGGTTCTTCTCGAAGAGCTTCAGGTCGAAGACCTCGGACTCTTTGCCGCCCTTCTTCACCGTCCGCATGGAGTCCGCGCGGACCGACGAGATCGAGACCAGCTCTGTCGAGCCCGAGGAGCTGTAGGACCAGCCGGTCAGTCCTCCGTCGGCGTACCAGTCGACGTTCTTGCCGCCGAGGCGCCGGACGACCTCCTCGGTGATTGCCCGTGACCGGGTGCGCTTGTTGTGGGCGAGCGGTATGTACGCCTCGGGGCCCGCGGCCTCTTCGGCCCATACCCGCCAGGTTCCCTGCCGCGCGATCTGAGCGACGTGTCTCTCGCGTTCACGGACACCTCCGCCAGCGTAGAACTCCAGCACGGAGCCGTTGGCCTGCTTGCTCGGGGCCTGGATGGAGTCGGGGACACCGTTGCCGTCGCGGTCCCAGGACGTGGCCTGCCGTTTGAGTACGAGAGGGATGACCACGGGCGGCGGTTGGTTCGTGGAAACGCTGACGGTGACCGACTTGGTGCCGGGGATGTTCTGGACCGACAGCCCGATGGCGTCGAGCTGCGCCTTGACCGCGGCCATATCGCCGGAGAGCAGGGCGGACGTCAACGCCGCGGCGGCGTCGGTGCCCTTGGTGTCCGCGACTTGCCGGATGAGGTCCAGGGCCCCGGACCATTCGGCGTTCGCGTCCTTTCCTGCCTTGGAGAACGCGGCCACGACCTTCGACAGGTCGGGGGCGTCGATCGGCACGTCCGCTCCCCAGATGCTCTTCAGGGTGTCCATGGCTCGTTCGGTGTCGCCCGAGAGAAGGGCGTCCTGGAAGGCTCCGGCGGCGTCCTTCCCCTTCCTCTTGGCGACGTCTGCGAGGAGGTCCATGCCTCGGTCGAACTCGCTGCGCGCGTCGCCCACGGACTTCTTCACGGCCTTGCGCAGATCGATCAGGGCCATCTGCTCTGTGACCTTCTGGAAGGCGGCCGGGTCGTTGCGCTCCGACGCCTTGGCCCAGGCGCGGCCGATTTCCTTGCCGTACTTCTCGGTGATCTCGGCGGTCTTCTGCAGGCCGAGCCGGTACGCCTCCGTGGACCGTTCTGCGTCCTCGGTCACGATGTCGCGCAGTTCGTCGGCGACCTTCGTCTTGCCCTTCTTCAGCTGTCCGACGAGTTCGTTGAGCATCGGTGCGGCGTCCACGCCGAGTTCCGCGAAGTGGTCGGCCAGGTCGTCGTAGCCGAACACCGCGAGTTCGGACAGGTTGCCCTGGAAGTCGCGTTGCGCCTGGAGCTGCTTGTGCAGCTCCTTCATGTAGTCGGACAGCTTGACCTTGGCGGTGTCGGCGTCCTTCCCGGCTTTGCGCATCGCCTCGGCCGCGGCGGTCTGTGCGTCTCTGAAGGCTCGGGACGGGTCGACGGCGTCACCGACGGCCTCGGCGAGGGCCTTCATCTCGTCGGTGATCTCGGGCGCACCGGTGCGGTCGATGTCCGCGAGGGAGAACAGGTCGAAGATGCCGCCGTTGGTCTTGGCCTGCTGCTTGATCTTCGCCTCGACGATCGCCTTCTGCTGGGCGATCTCGGCTTCCTTCTTGACCGCCTCGGACCACATCTTGTGGCGGTCTTCGAGGGTCTTCTCCGCTTTGGAGTACTCGGTGATGCTCTCGTAGTCGCCGGGTGCATCGCCGGACTTCGCCTTACGCGAGTATTCGTAGGAGTCCTGCTGAAGGCGGCTCTGGAGGATGGCGAGCTTGGCCCCGCCGGAGGTGATCGCGTCGATCGCCTCGGTGGTGCCGATGCCGACCTTCTCCAGGTCCTCCAGCGCGCCGTCGGCGGTGAGCTGGTCGTACAGCTTGTTGATGCTGGCACCGGTCGTCGCCTCCTCGCGCTCCTGCTGCAAGGCTTGGACCAGTTCGTTGGTCGCGTCCTTCGCCTTCTGCTTGGAGGCGGTATAGGCGGCGTATCCGGCGATGCCAAGGGTGAGGACAGCGGCCAGGCCGGTGACCGCGAGGCTAGTACCCGCCAGCACGGCGGGCATCACGGCCCCGCCCGCCTGAGCGGCGGCCAGGGCGGCCCGGAACGCGGCGATCTGTACGGTGACCTTCGTGTAGGCAGCCCGGAGGAGAAGCAGTCCCACAACGGACGCGGCGACCATCGCCAGGACGGACTTCATCGGTCCGGGCAGGTCCTCGATACTGCCGACGACGGTGTGGACGACGGACCCAACACTCTTGAGCACCGGGAGCAGGGCTCGGCCGACGTCGATGGCGAGCGCGCGGGCCTGGTTGGAGGCCAACTGCCACTGGCCGGTGACGGTGTCGGTCTGGAGGGCGTACGCCTTCTGCGTGGCTTCGGCGCGCGACACTTCGTTCGCGATGCCCGCGTAGGTGTTGGCGTAGTTCTCTCCCCCGGCGGAGGCCAGGGCAAGGGCGGCACGTGTGGCGCGGATGTCCTTCCACATGTTCGAGATGCCCTCGGCGGTGTTGCCCGCCGCCCCATTCAGCTTGTTCACGACCACGTACAAGCCGTCCTGCTCGACGGCGGAGGCGGCCGACTCGTAGCCCAGGTCCTTGATGGCCTGCTTGAGATCCTGCGTCGGCTTCATGACGCGGGTGAGGAGCATGTTCAGGGCCGTCACGGCCTCGGCCGCGGGGATGCCGGTCAGCGTGATCGCGGCGAGCGCGGCGCTCATGTCGTCGAACCCGACGCCGGCCGCCGCCGCCATCGGTACGACGTCACCGAGCTGCTGGGCGAGTTCCTCGAAGGAGATGACGCCGTAGTTGACGGTCTGGAACATCACGTCCATGACGTCGTTGGCGTCGGACGCCGACATGCCGTACGCGTTCAGCACCCCGAGAACAGCGCGGGCAGAAGTCTCCGTAGTGGTCAGGCCAGCCGACGCGCCCCGAGCGGCGACCTGGAGGATCTCCATGGCGTCCGCGCCGTCGAAGCCCGACGAGACGATCTGGTAGAGGCCGTCGGCGAGTTGGTCGGCTGTCTGTGGCAGCTCGGTGGACAACTCGACGATCTGGTCGGTGAAGGCTCCGACGTTCTCGGAGGTGATCTGCTGGGAGATCGTCAGCACGTTGGCCATCGCCCGCTCCAGCGAGATCGCCTGAGCCACGCCGACACCAAGCGCGGCACCGATGAGCAGGCCGTTCTTCGCGGTTCGTGCAGCCTGGGCGCTCCGCGCGGCGGCCAACTGGGCTTCGGCCCGCGCGACTTGCTGAGCCTGTCGCTGCGCGTTGCGTGCGGCGGTGGTCTGCACCTCGTCCCGCATCCGGGCTGCGGACAGAGCACGGGCATCGGCCGACGCCGCGACGCCAGTGGCGCGCGTCGCCGTGGCCTGGGCCGCAGCCGCACGCCGTTGGGCTTCGGCGTGCTCCTGGGCAGCGCGGGCGGCGGCCGTCTCAGCCGCAGCGGCGGTACGTGCGGCGGCTGCGGCCCCGGCGCCCGCCGTGGCCTGGGCACGGGCGTTCATCGTCTGCGCCAGGGCCCGCGCCCGTGCGGCTCGCTCTCCCGTCGCCGCCACCGCAGCCTGTTCCGCTGCCGTACGACGAGCAGCTGTCGCCGCCACCGCCTGTGCACGGCCGGCGCGTTCCTGGAGCACGGTGGTCCGCTGCACGGCCTGAGCCACCTGCGCCTGAGAGCGAACCATCTGCGCGGACGCGGCCACTTGGGCGCGGGCCAGATTGTCACCGGCCACGCGTACCTGGTTCAGCCGGGCGGCCGTGCCGTCCAACTGCCCATCAAATGCCCGGAGTTGGGTGGCTCCCTGTCGCAGGCCGGTGGACAGTCCACCGGTGGATGCGAGCAGGTTGACGTACAGGGTGTAGGCACCAGCCACGTCAGGATGCCTCTCTGGGCCTCAGCCCGATCTTGAGCCCCCGCGCATCTGGTCCATCAGGAATGTGTTCGCGCTCCATCTCGATGACCTCGCAGCCCACACAGCGGTAGGGCTCGGCCACGTACGCGAAGCGGTCGCCGCCCTGGCTCTCGTCCCACTCCGCCGCCCGGGTCCCGCAGGTCTCGCAAACGCTGCGCTGGTACGCGAGGTAGGCCATCGCCTTCGCCCGGTCCAAAGCCGTCCACCGGCCGTCCCCCGCACCCGTGAACTGCGAGTGCGGGAGTCCGTAGGCGTGGCACAGCTCCATCTCGGCCCTGAACTGGGCGTCGGCGATCAGCCTTTTCCCAGGTCGGCCCTCATCGTCTGGTTGACCAGCAGCGCGGCCGTGAACAGGGCCTTGGCGTCCGCGTCGCTCCAGCTGTCGAGGAGTTCCTGCGCCTCCGCCTCGCTCATACCGTCCACCGAGGAGGCCGAGACGAGAGCGGCGGGGAAGGTCTCGACGTTGTACTCGTGGCCGAGATCCGCCTGTTCCTCCGTGGGGGCGTGTTCACGAAGCAGTTGCTCCCAGGCGGGTCGCGGCAGAGCCCGGAAGGTGAGCGTGAGGGTCCCGGCTCCCAGGGCTCGCCGGGCCTCGTCCAGCGCGGCCTGGGCGGCCAGCACTTCCGGCTGTGCGAGCGCCCACTTCTCACGCGCGTCGCCTGGTACCTCCATCTCGGAGGCCCTGCCGACGGCGCTGGTGCGGGCCTTGGCCATGTCGAGCGCCGCGTCGGTCACGCGCTGCTTCAGGTCCTGGTCGTCGAGGAAGGAGACGGCGCGCTCGGGAAGTCGACGGGCCCGCAGGCGGGCCATCTTGGCTGCCCAGTGCGGATCGCGGGCGACGGCATCGGCCGGCGGTTCAACGAAAGTCGTAGTCATGCAGCACCCCCGCCGATCAGGCCGCGGCCGGGACGGCTACGTCCTGGACGGGCTTGCCGGTCACGTTGAAGCTGACCTTGAACTTCGCCGGTTCGGAGGCGGTGGTGTACGTGCTCGACCGGGAGCCGACGCGTACCGGGAAGATGTCCATGGACTGCGAGGCCGGGATGTCGCCCTTTCGGAGGATGACCACGTAGCCCTCGGTCCCCTTGGCGAGGAGCGTCTCCAGGGCGTTGTCGACCTTGTCCTCGTAGAAGGTGAGGCTGGAGTTGTCGGCCTTGTCCTCACCGGGGATGTTGCCGGTGAACTCGGTGGCCAAGTCCGGTGTATCGATGGGGGTGTTCTCGACGGCGAAGCCCTCGATGTCGCTGATGGCCGGGGACAGGTCGGTCCCGTTGGTGCCGCCGAGCTCCGGACGGATCGGGATCAGTTCCTTCGAGACGATGTCCCTCAGGAAGAAGAACTTCGTGGTGCCGCGACGGGTGAACCGCTGCTGTGACACTGATTCTCGCTCTCCGGGAACCGGTGTTCCGGAGCGCGCACACGCCGGGCCGGTCCCCATGAAGGGGGAATCGGCCCGTGCCGGGTGGCCGGGCGTCCGCGAGATGCCTCCGCGGTGAGGTAGCTGGAACGTCAGGACCCGAGAGTGGTCACAGTGAGGACGTACCGCTGCACATAACTGTATACGCCACCGCTGACAGACATCCCTTCCTCCTTGTCCAGCTCGCGGTCGATCACGATGTAGCCGGTGATGGTGATGGTGTTGACGTAGGTCCCGCTCAAGCGCGCGAGGAGCGCGGTACGGACCTTGTCGGCCATCCACTCGACCTGTTCGGCGGTTGAGGCGACCGAGGTGACCTGGACGAGCACGCGGGCGTCAGCGTCGCCGTCACCGTACGGCGGGCCGCTCGTAGTCACGCCCAGCGGGTAGAGGACGCTGTAGGGAATCGTGGCGCCGGTAGGCGTACTTGATGCCGTGGGGGCGGTCCCGTATCCACAGCTCCGGGCGGTTGCTGTGGCCAGCGTCTTCTGGATCGCGAGGGACACCTCTCTGCCGGAGACGGGCACTACTCCTCCTCTTCTCCTTCGGGGGTGGTGATCTATCGCCAGGCGGCGTGGCGGCCACTCACGAGTCGTCGTCGATCGTGTCGCCGAGCGCGGCGATGAACAGCGGCCGGATCTCCTCGACAGCTGGCCCGACATGCGGATAGGGCGGCTGGTTGAAGACGCGCCCCAGGCTGTCGGCCCCTACGAAGCCGTACTCCAGGCGCCCGGCCTGGGGCTTGTTCGTGCCGACGACCGCCGTGACGGAGAGCCCGTCCGTAGACACCTCGTGCGTCCAGGAGCGCCGGTAGTCGCCCGTGGGTGCGTTGGGTCCCGGCCTGCCGCTGGCCTTGGCCTTGATCCTGGTCTCCAGCAACATCGCGTAGTGCTGGACGACGGCGGTGGCCTCGGGCAGAGTGCGCGCGGCCCTGGCGTCGAGTTGGGCGGCGATCTGGAACGCGTTCGAGTAGGCGCCCGCAAGAGTATGGGCGTTGGGGTGCGGATTCAGTGAGGACGCCACTGACTCACTGCCCGTCTTCCGGTTCCGGCTCGCCCCACTGACCGAGGGCCCATTCCCGCAGGAGGGCGAGCATGGCGCGGGTGAGCTCGTGCGGGCGGCCGTCCATGAGGTCGTGACGGTCGAGCGCAGCCTTCTCCAGTTCGGTGGGACTGATCGCGGACAGGAAGGCAGCCGCTGCCGGGCCAGGGTCCGGCGGGTCTCCGATGACGACGTGCGCCAGGCCCTCGAACACACCGGTGGCCGTGGATCTCGGGGAGAGTTCGATGACCATCTGCGGTACGTCGCCCGCGCGGTGGGCCAGTGAGTATGCAGCGAGGTCCCGGGAGACGTCGTGACCGCCGATCGCCACGACGGCGGTATGCCCCTGCCCGGTGACGCGCACCGACAGGGGCTCACCCTCGGAAGAGATAGGTTTTGAAATCTGATGTGTTGGCACCTATCTGAGCTTACGGGTATCCGGTGACAGCCCAGTTCGCCGACCGTCTACGGAGGGGTGATCTCGTCGAGACGGGTCACCCGAACGATCTCGACCGTGGACGCCTCCGACGGGTCGAGGACCTGCCACACCCGATTCGCTGTCGCCGCGTGCTCGCCCGCTGCGGCGACAACTTCCACGCGGTCGTACCGCACGGGAACGGGCGCCGAGATCGGTGTGAGGAGCCGATACCAGCTGACCGTGTCGTCCAGCCATTCCCGCCCGAGAACATGCTGCGCGGTGACCTGTCCGTGGCCGGACAGGACAGCTCCCGGTCCCTCGTAGACCGACTCCGTCGGCACAGAACCCAGGAGGCCGGTCGAGAGGTCGAGTTGGGGAGTTCCCGTTGGGCGGGTGATCCGTACCGTGTCCACCAGCAGTGTCGACTCCAGCTTCTCCCGCTCCGCCTCGGTGTCGATCGGCGTGCTCACGAGGTGCTGCCCGACGTGCTGGACTGGGTGTTCTGGTCCAGGAACGTCGTGCGGACCACGGCCAGAGTGGAGGTCTGCCCGACGTCGAGGACCCGCCACGTACGGCCGATCGCTGCCGGGTCGGCGGCGTTGACAACGCTCACTGTGTCCTCACGCGACGCCACTGGGGCGTCGAGAGGCGTGATCAGTTTGTACTTCGACGTGGAGTCGTCGACGTACGCCTGGCCTTCCAGGTGCAGGACGATCCCTGGATCACCGTTGGGGAAGATCCCGCCATGTCCTTCGTAGATGATGATGGGCGGGCCGGGCTCGTACTGGCCTGTGTCCGGGTTGAAGATCGGCTCGCCCGCTCTGCTGATACGTACGGTGTCGGTAAGAATCTTGCGTTCGACCAGGGCGCTGACGGCCCCCAGCGTCAGCCCTTCAGTGGGTGTACTCATGGTCATGACTCTATTGGGCCGCGCCGACAACTCCGGTTGCCCCAAGGGCACTTCACCACTGCCCGAGCTTTCACTGGATGCCGGTCCCGTGGAGACGACCAACCGTCCGCTCAAGTTGACGAACCGCGGTCGGCATGCTGTTGGAGTGCGTACGTGCGCTGCTCGGTCAGGTGGGTTACGACGTACCGGTGCTGGGCGCAGTTGAGGGCGACGTTCTCGACTGCGGGTAACAGCCGGTCCTCCGCGTGGACGACGACGCCGTCTTCCGCGTACCAGTGGACGGCGTGGCCGACGAGGCGCGCGGACACAAGCCGGGCCGTACGGCATTGCCATCCCGTCGCGCTGGCGGCAAGAAGCCGGTCAGCGACTTCTCCGGGCGGGTGTTCGGTCGCGCCGGCGGTATATCCCTCACGCAGGCCGCGACCGACAAGGACACCGTCAAGTACGCGCCCGGGGACCGGGGTCCATCCAGTCGCCGCGACGAGTCGGCGCACGGCGGCGGCGCATGCCCGCGCATCCGGCGTGCCGTGCGTGTGGCTCGGGTCCCTGTACAGCACCATCTCGGCCACGGGGTCGTCGGCCGCACCTGGCAGGAAGGCCGCTACCGGCCAGGTGCGAGCCAGCTCGACAAGCGCGTGCCGGACTCGCATAACCGGGGCAGGGGCGGGCAGTCGCAGCGATCGAGTCCACGCCCCCTCTGCGGCGGCGACCTCCGTATAGAACGTCGGCATAGGACGACTGTGCGGTAAGTGGGCTCTCTCCGGGGGAAGTTCGCCAAGGTGCGCTGGACGTTCGCCGCCTTCACTGGGACAAGGGAACGGAGGTTGCGGGGCACTCGGGCACGGGCTGTCGGGCCTCGACTTCCGCCATGAGGTGCGACACCGAGCAGCCGTACGCTAAGCACACCTTGACCAAAACCGTCATCGTCGGACTGTCTTCCGCTCGCTCAATCCGCGACAGCGTTGAACGGCTGACGTCGGCGCACTCTTCAAGGTCGTACACCGACCAGCCGCGCTTCTTGCGCAGTTCGAGAAGCACGCGTGCCAGCTCGGTCTTGAAGTGCTCGACGTAGCTCGCATCGGCGGCTACTTCGCCTTGATCGGGGCCCGCACGCCCAGTTCGTGTGCAGGTTGGAGGCCGCCTCTACGAGTCGATGATGAGGGGCTGGCCGCCTTCCAGCCGACCGGATCAGTACCTGTCGTCACCGTTCCTCCGGGGCGCTGCGGGGTTCACCGAATGGCCAACCCCTTCACTGCCGGAACGTCAACCGCCACCATCTGTTACACCTGCGGTTCGTGTGGCTATTGGGCGGTCGTCGCGTCGTTGGCCCGGCTCAGATCCCGAGCGATGATGCGTTCCATGTGCCGTGCGAAGACGGCAGGGGCCTCGGGGTTCATGCGGGCGAGTGCGACCATGCCCGTGACGATGACATCGCAGACCTCGGACTCGACGTCCTCCCAGGTGTGGGAGTGGCCTTTGCGGGGGTTCTGTGCCATGGCCCCGATCACGGCTTCGGCGACCTCGCCCGCCTCCTCCTGGATCTTGAGGAGTTGGAGGAGGATGCGCTGTTCCCTCGGGAGTGTGGAGTGGTCTTCCAGACGCTGGGCGAGCTGTTCGATCGTCTGCCAGGTGTCCGTCATGTGGGTCTCGATTCAGTCTCGTGGGGACAGGCTGGGCGAGGTCCGGTGGGCGCGGACGAGCTGTACGACGACGGGGTCGTCGGCGTCGGGAGCGTGCAGCAGATCGATCGCCTCCACGCGGAAGCCGTAGTCGACCAGGACGTCCTCCCAGAGCTGCGGAGTGAGCACCCACATCTGCAGGGGGATGGGCTCCTGATCGCGGATGCGGATCATCTCCTGCCGGGGTGTGACGGCGGGGGACGGGCCGTGTCCGTGCAGGTTGGTGTGCAGAGCGGAGAAGACCAGCGGCGCGCCGGTGCCGAGGCCGTCGCGCAGGGCCGGTAGAAGGTAGTGGGGATCGTCGCACGCGAGGGTGCCGGTCGCGTAGGCCGCGTCGTACGGTTTGGCGGTGCGCAGGTGCTCGACGACATCGCTCTGTACGAAACGGACGCCGGGTTCGTCTCCGAAGTACCGGACGGCCCGCTGGTGTTGAGTGGGTGAGAGCTCGACCGCGTCGACGAGGGCCCCGTACGCGCGTGCGAGGTGTACGGCGTCGTGGCCGGGGCCGGATCCGACGGCCAGTACCCGCTTTCCGCGCAGTGGTCCCAGTACGCCGTCGCCCGGTCCGACGCCGTCCCAGAATCCCCACCTGATGCGGTCGGGGACGGGTGGCACGTATCCGCGGTCCAACTGCATCTGGCCGTAGCGGGCCCAGCTCTCCTTGTTCACCGGTTGCGCGGTCAACTCTGGCTTCTCCTGGTCGTGTTGAGGGCTGCGGCAGCAGTGGGAAGGTACGGGCTCACCCGTCCTTGTCGAGGGCGACGAGCTCGGTGTACGGGCCGCCGGCGTGCACCAGGTCCTTGTACCCGCCCTGTTTCGCGGAGAGTCCGGCCCGCACCACGCCGCCGTCAATCCAGGCTGTCGTCCCCGTGGCGAGAGCTTGCAGGGCAACGAGAGTCCTCAGCCTGGCCTCGGGCCGCACCTCGCCGATGAACTGGACGGTGGGCATGACACGCAGGGTGGCCCGGGGGTCGCGGTAGACCAGGCGGTCTATGGCCGCGCAGGTCGTCGGAGTGGGGGCCAGCACGTGGGTGATGACCTTCCGCCGTCGCATCTGGACCTGGTCCACCAGGACTCGGCGCAGGTGCGGGAGGACGTCGCCGGAAGTAAGAATCCGCTCAGCCGCCTCCCGTGGGGACTGCCCTGTGCGGATGTCGCCGACGGGCAGCATGAGCAGTCCGTGCAGGTCGGCGACGGCGAGGCCGGCGACGCCGACCGGTATCAGGAGTGCGACGCCGACGACCGGTGGCCTCCAGTCCTCGTAGGCGACGCTGCGCCGTGCGGGTATCGCGGCAGTGGCGGGCGTCACTGGGGGCCTCCTTGTACTGCTGCCGCGATCTCAGCGAGGTGGTGTGGCCGGCTGGTGCTGGGGATGGGGGCGATGTGGCTGCCGTGGTCGAGGAGCCATTGCAGGGGTGCGGCGGGGCCGTTCGTACGGGCGAGGAGGCCGGCGTCGAGGGGTCGGTAGGCGACGTAGGGAATACCGAGGTCGCCGCACAGCTCCACCGCGTCGTCGAAGCGGTCGGTGGTGTTGAGGACGTTCTGCACAGCGGCGACGGGCAGGCTCTTGCCCGCCAGGCGGATGGTCTCGGGGGTGACCTTCGACAGGCCGATGTGCCCGATCTTGCCCTCGTCCTGGAGAGCGTTCAGGACGGCGAGTTGGTCGTCGAGGGCCACCTCGGGATCGATGCGGTGCAGGTAGCACAGCTCCAGCCGCTCCACGCGAAGGCGGCGCAGGCTGGCCTCCGCGCAGGCCCGCAGGTAGTAGGGGTTGCCGAGGGGCATCCACTGGCCCGCCCCGGGACGCACCAAACCGACCTTCGTAGCGATCAGTACGTGCTCGGGGTAGGGGTAGAGGGAGTCGCGGATCAGCTGTTCGGCGGTGTGGGGACCGTAGGCGTCGGCGGTGTCGATGTGGCTGATGCCGTACGTGTGGACGGCCTGGCGCAGGACGCTGAGCGCGCTCTCGCGGTCTGCGGGCTCGCCCCAGGTGCCTGGACCGGTCAGGCGCATCGTCCCGAGGCCGAGGCGGGAGACGGTCTTCCCGGCGAGGGCAATGGTGCCCCCGGGCAGCGCGGATGTCATACGAGGGCCTCCGTCAGGCAGCTGCGTACGGCTTCGTCGACGATGTGGGCCTGGCTGTCGGGGTCGCTGTGGACCCGAAGGTGGGGGATGTCGTCGCGGTCCAGGAGCTCGTGCACCTGCTGGTCGACGAGGCGCCGGTAGCGGGGGTCGTAGGCATGGCGGGCATCAACGGGCACGCTCTCGTCGAGGACGGTCGCCAACAGCAGGTGGTACTTGGGGAGTTGGGTGGCGGCCAGCACATTGAGGCGCTCATGCTCCGTGCGGGGAGCGGTCTCACCGCGGTATTCGAGCGCGGCGTGGAAGTAGGCGAGGGCGTCATGGGCGGCCCGGTCGAGGAGGACGACCTCGGCGCCCTGGGCGATGGCGGCGATCTCGTCGGCAACCCCCTGCGTGATGATCCACTCGGTGGATAAGGCGGTGTGACGCTCCATCTTGGGCAGGCCGGCCGCCGCGGCACGTTTGCCGAGACGACCGGTGCGTCCCACGGTGATTCCTTCGGCGCGCAGTTCCATCTCGATGCGCTTCAGGAGCGTGGTCTTGCCGGTGGAGTGGGTGCCGAGCACGCCGATACGGATGGGCTGGTGGGTGGTCACCACAGGGTGGGGTCCTCTTCTGGTTGGGGAGCGCCGGGCAGGGAGGGCGGCACGGCCACGGCGATCAACTGGTCCCAACTCCCGTAGTGCTCGGCCATGGCGAGCAAGAGCTGAGCGGTGACATACGCGTCGTAGGTCGCGCGGTGCCGACCGACCCGCGGGACCTGCGACAGGTCCGGCCCCACGTGCTTGATCAAGGCATCGAGGGTGTAGGACGGCAGGTCGGTGTACGTCGCCCTGGCCAGGCGCAGGGTGTCCACGACCCCGGCCGGCTGCCACGTGGGGAGGTGGCGGTGCAACTCCCGGTAGTCGACGTAGGCGTTGTGGGCGCAGATCCAGTCCTGCCCGAGGAACTCGCCCACCTCGACGGTGAGTTGGGCCCAGACGGGCTTGTCGGCGAGGAACTCGTTGGTCAGCCCGTGGATGCCGGCCGCGCGCGCGGTGACCGGCCGTTCGGGGCGAATCAGCCAGGCTCCGGCCGTGGAGGTGTCGGGGATGCCGGCGCGGACGGGCAGGGCGGCGATCTCGACGAGGTCGGGCGGGTTGGTGCCGTTGCCCTCGACGTCGACGACCAGCAGCGTGGGCCAGGAGGCGAAGTTCATGGCGTGGTGGATCCGTTCTCCGCCTCCCAGCCGATGGGGGCCCGGCCATGCTGGCGGTAGCGATGAGGCTTGTTGCGGTCGTGACACTGGTAGCCGAAGCCGTGCTGGAGGTAGTAGCGGGGCGGCTCGTCCAGTCCCTCCACGACGATGGCACGCTCGTTGATCTCAACGTCGCCGATCGCCCCCAGGGCGCGCGCCTGCCGGGTGACCTCCGCCAGATCCGGCGTGATCCAAGCCCCCTTGCACAAGGCGATCTGCGCGGGCGGGCAGATGCGGCACAGCTCCTTGATTCCGAAGTGGCCGTTGTAGTCGGCCTCACCGTGCGCGTAGGCGACACCACAGCTCGTCTTGAGGAACAAGGTCCCCCACGGTGCGCCGCCGGGCTCATTCCTGGACGCGTACGCTGCCATGATCCGCTGCTCGGCCAGCTCCGGCATGATCTTGCGCCGTGCCGTCCCGCCGTACGGTGTCGGCAGGCCGTTCGCCTCGTAGTAGGCCTTGATCTCGTCGCGGAAGAACAAGCCCGTGAACACGGTGGCGTGGGCGTGCAGGGACAGTTCGCGGGCCCGCTCCAGGTGCTCGTCGGAGTCGTTGAGGCCCGGCACGATCGGCCGCCAATACAGGACGGTCCGGTAGCGGTCCGCGTGCTCGTAGAGCATGCGCAGGCTGTCGGCGGCGTAGGTGGAGTTGACCGGCTCGATGGCCGGATCGTCTATGCCGGAGTGCGTCACCAGAATGGTCAGGCGCAGGTTCATGTAGGAGTTGAGGAGCGCGCAGTCCTCGGCGCTTACGCGCCACCGGGTGATGACCAGGACGTGGTTGGTCAGGCCGCGGTCGTCGAGGTCACGCAGCACGGCGAACAGGTGCTGCTTGACCACGGGCAGCATCGGGTCCGTGGCCCGGTTGAACAGCTGGATCGGTGTCCGGTGGGGCCGGAAGTAGGGGTGGCCGACCAGGGCGGCCACGGCGGCTTCGTCGCTCATCAGGCGCTTGGGCGTCTTCATGCCGAAGTTGTCGAAGAGGTGGCGGACGCAGTAGCCGCACTCCAGGGGGCAGCCGACGATGTGGTTCAGCGACAACCCCGACTTGCGGTACTCGATCGCGTCGGCGAGCGCGGGCTTCAACTCACCGATCTGCTCCTCCGTCAGGAGCGGGAGCAGGCGGCGGCGCGGTACGACGGGAACGGTCATCAGGACCTCCACATAGGCGTGTTCAGCGGTCGGCGGCCAGGGGTTGAGCAGGAATAGAGGCGGGGGCGGTGAGCAGGGTGCGGTGGTCGGCGCCGAACCAGGTGCCGAAGTCGCGGCGGGCGGCGCCGGCGTCGTCCGAGGTGTGCACGAGGTTGTGGACGAGGCGTTTCTCTTCGAGGGCGCGCTCCAGGCTGTCGTGGCCCAGGTCGCCGCGGATCGTCCCGGGTGCCGCCCGCAGTGGGTCGAAGTGGCCGATCAGCTGCCGCAGTTGGAGGTGGATGCCGGGCTCGCCGTAGGCGAGGGCGATGGTCACGGCCTTGCCCGCGTAGGCGTCGTCCAGGCAGGCGGGGATGTCCCGGTCGGGGAAGTGGTCCGCGTCGACGAGGAGATCCCAGTAGTGCACATGGACCTGCCACGGCTGCACGAGGACGGTGCGGCGGCTGGCGATCGTGCAGCCGGCGGCCTCGATCCGCGCCAGGACGGCGTCCGTGAGGCCGCGCTCGACGGCATCCGGCTTGCACAGGATGACCGAGCAGCGGTCGAAGTCGGCGATCTGCAGGCGGCGGCCCGGCCCGTACCAGGTCCCGTACTCCCGGCGGGCGCTGGCCGCGTCGTGGCTGGTGTGGATGAGGTTGCGTACGAGACGTCTCTCCTCCCCGGCCGCGGTGAGGCTGTCGTCGCCCAGGTCACCGCGGATCGTGCCGATGGCCGCCCGGGCCGGATCGGTGTGCCCGACCAGCTGCCGCAGCCGGGCATGAAGATTGGGTTCACCGTGCGCGAGCGCCACGGTGACCTGTTGGCCCGCGAACGCGGCATCGATCCACACCGGCAGATCGGGGAGATGACGGCGCCCGGTGTCGGCGAGGAGATCCCGGTAGACGACGTGCGGCTGCCACGGCTCGGCGATCAGGTCCAGACGGCCCGAGATCGCGACGCCCGCAGCGGAGATCCGCTTGAGGATCTGGTCGACCAGGCCGCGCGCCACGGCGTCGGGTTTGCACAGGATGACCGCCCAGCGGTCGAAGTCGATGCCCTCGACCACCGCGCCGCTCATCGGCCGGCCGCCGCTCACCGCGAACCGCCGTCCGAACTCACCATGAATTGAGGCCACTTGTGCTCCATCAGCCAGCGCAGGCCGGGATCGAGTGCGGCCAGGACGTCGGGGTCGCATGCTTCGGTCTGGCCGTACTGGATCTGCCGGTACAGCTCGAACAGCAGCACCGCCTGCTGCCAGTACGGATCCAGGTCCAGGCCCGCAATGTGCCCGGCGCTGTAGCCTCGCCGGTTCGTACGGAGCACGTGTTCGTGGTGCAGGACGTCCGCGATGGTGGAGGTTGTGGTGTTGCGGGGCATCGCCGGGAACGGGAAGGACTGCGGCGCCGACCGGGAGTCCGCCTCCTTCAGGACGCGTGTGACGCGCTCGGCGTCGGTGTCGTTGACGTGGGCGGACCCGATCGTGTGCGTGTACGTCCCCAGCTCCAGGCCGAGTTGGATCGCGGCGTACTCGTGGATCATCGTGAAGGAGAAGACGTCGGACAGCAGTCCGCAGTCGAGGTCGTTCGCCCGCATGTTGCACACCATGTGCAGCCGCCCCTCGCGCAGCAGCAGGTGCAGCCCGGCCAGGCACGCCACGTCGGGGTTGTTGAGGTTGGCGAGTTCCTTCGCCGCGAACACTGGCAGGTAGCCGCGTTTGCTGTCGGTCTCGTTCAGCAGCAACTCCGCCACCTGGTCGAACTGGGACCGGCCGCCGCGGATCGGGCTGAACAGCGTGTGCCCGTAGGCGGATCCGCCGAGACGGACGCCGTCGGCGCTGCTGGCGCGCATGGACGTCGAGTAGTAGCCGATCATCTCCAGGTCCCGGCGGCCGGCGAGGTACCACAGAGCCTCGGCGAACTGGAACACCGGATTCGCCCGGCGCTCGGCCAGATACGTCAGGCGCTGACGGGGATCCGCGAGTCGGAAGCTGACCCCGATCACTTCACGGGCGGCATTGCCGCGTGCGTCAATCCGGTAGTCCGGCTGCTCGGTTGTGAGACGCAGCAGAGCAAGGTAGGCACCCTCGACGCTGTCGAATGGCGGCGCTGTGAGCAA